CCCCCGGACAGGTCCCCTCGTCGAGGTCGTGGCACGCGAGGACGCCGCCGGGCCTGAGCAGCTTGAGCGCCCAGGTCACGTCGTGATGCACGGTGGTCTCGGTGTGGTCGCCATCGATGAACACCAGCCCGTATCTAGCCGGCTCCAGCGTCGGCAGCACTTCCTGGCTGGCAGCGACCACCATGTCCACCCGGTCGGCGACGCCATAGGCGTCCAGATTGGCGGCCATGACCTCCCGCGACCCACCAGCGACAGGGTGGGACCCGAGCTGGCTGTGCGGGTCCACGGCAGTGACGTGCGCGCCGTGGAGCGCCATCGCGATCGCGGAGTAGCCGAATGCCGAGCCGATCTCCAGCACCTCGCCAGCGCGGGTCGCCAGCCGTTGCAGTTCTGTAGTCTCGGCCTCGGTCACTGAGGTGGAGATCGCGGGAACCGGTCCTTGGGCGAGCAGCACCGGCCGCCACGGCAGCAGCATCTACTTGGGCGCCTTGGCGCCGGTGGTCTGCTGCTGGCGGGTCGTGCGGCCCTTCGGCTCTTCGGCCGGCGCGGTCGCGGTGGCGCGCTCCTCGGCGGCGTCGGCGGCCTTGGCGGCCTGCTTCTCCGACTTGTAGCCGAGTTCGGCGAGTTGCTTGTCGACCGCGTGGACCCGCTCATCCTGCCCGTAGGCAACGGCGTTCTCGCGCTCGTTCAGGAGCTGCCGCACCTGGTTGGCCTGCTGGTAGGGCACCTCAGCCATGTTCACGTCTCCTTGTAGCCTCGTAAGGCGAGCTGCTGGTTTACCGCGAGAATCCGCACGGTCTTGCCGTACCGGGCCAGGCCGGCGCGCTCGCGTAGCAGCGCCGCGATCATCGGGTCGTCGGCCTGGGTGGCCCGCCGCTCGTCGGCGGCCGGGTCGGGCAGTTCGGTCAGTACCACGGGCGGCGGTGCTGGCGTCCTGACCGCGCCGTCGAATCCGATGTCGCCGGTCTGGTAGTGCAGGTGCACCGGGTGGACATCCCAGCAGATTGGCACAGGGGTGCCCACAGTGCGGAGATGCCAGCCGGAGAAGCTCCCGTCCGAGAAGTGCCCCGGGCATGCCGCCCGGTAGGCCCGGATCAGGGCATGGGGCAGATAGACCATCCCGAACCCGAATAGCGCGCAGGACGCCTCGCCGGTATCGATGTGGGTGCCGTCGGCGCGGCGGTGCGCCCACACCGGCCGAGGGAACACGTATGCATGCACCGTGCTCACGTACAGTCGGTAGGGCGCGACGATGACACGCCCGGGATCGGCGGTGGCACAGGCGACGAAGGCGTCCAGATCCTCCCGGCCGACGGCCACGTCCCACTCCAAGACGACCGCGTCATCGTCAACCTCGGCCAGCGGCCCGTAGTCATAGCCGGTCAGCACGAGCTTGGGGAGCAGGTCGACGACGTAGCCGCGGTCGGCGGCGGGGATCATCGCCGGCCATGAGCGGAGCACCTTCATGCAGGAAATCCTGCCAGGGTGGCGGTCGTTGCATCGCCACCCTGGCTGATTGGCTGGGTCGTTTTAGAAGGTCGGGGTGACGAGGCCGGTCCCGTTCACCTTCTGTGCGCCGTTGGAGTACCGACGGAAGCTGTAGGCGAAGTAGCCGTAGACGACCAGCCGGATGGAGAGCTTCTCGGCGACGGGCTGCTCGGCCCTGACGAAGACCGGGGCCTGCGGGTCTTCCCACAGGTGGCATTCGGCGTCGGCGACGACGTAGATCTCGTCCTCATTGGTGCCGGCGCCGAGGTTGACCGCCGCGTTGTTGTCGACCACGACCTGGAGGCCGTTGGGCAGCAGCCCGCGGATGCCCTTGTTGTAGCCGACGTTGGCGTTGGTGCCGGCGGCCTGCACCGGGATGCCGGCGGAGTTGATGAACGGCCAGGTGGAGGTGAGCTGGCTGGACAGCCAGTACCAGCGGCGGGAGTGCATGACCGCGTGGCTGGGGATCGCCTGGGCCAGCAGCGCCGCCTCCGACCCGGATGCCGCCCCGAGGATCTTGGGGTAGAGCTCGGCGGCGGTGGGGGTGGTGTCGGTGTAGGCGTTGGCGGTGGCGATGTTGGTCAGGCCGGTGGTGGCCTGGTTGAGCAGGGTCGAGTCGAGGTTGGTGGCGTAGCGGCGGAACAAGTCGTCCATGACCACGTCGTCGATGCCGGCGCCGCGGTCCACCGCCTGGCGGGAAACGTCCTGCCAGCCGGAGGCAGTCTGGACGTTCTCGGTCAGCAGCGTGTCGTCAATCGCCGACTCGGTGGGGGCGGTGTTCTCCGTGGCCTGGATGCTGACCGCAGTTGCGGTGGTGATCCGGGAGATGTTGACGGTCATGCCCTCGGCGGGCAGCTCGTGCTTGTTGCAGATGTCGGCGAACGGCCGCAGCGCCGCGGTGGCGGGGGCGTACATGTCGGTCAGGTACTGCGGCACGACCAGGCCGGTGAACGCGCCGGTGCCGACCGCGCGGGTCAGGTACTGGCCGCGCTCCACGCGCTCCTCGCGCATGTGCTGGTTGAGCCGGTGGCTGGCCTGCGGATCGCCGTAGACGGCGGCGCGGGCCACGTCCAGCAGGAAGCCGACCCCACGGCGGTCGGTGTCGGGCCGGTAGGTGCGCTCCTCGCGGCCGACCTTGACCTGCTGGTCGCTAGCCGCGGCGGTGCGGCGGGCGCCGGCGTCGGTGGCCTGGGTCTGCTGGGCGGCCTGGGTGGCCTCCAGCTCCTCGACCCGCGCGCGGCGGGCGGACTCCAGCTTCACCTTGATGCCGGCCAGCTCGTCCTTCTTGCGCTCGATCGTGCCGAACAGCTCCTCGACCCGCTGCTTCTCGTCGGCGGTGAGGATGGAGCGGGCCTCCTTGGTGGTGGTCGCCAGGATGTGGTTGACCTCAGCCTGGGCGCGGGCGCGGTCGCGCTTAGCCTGGTCCTCCTCGACCTCGATGGCAGTGATCAGCTCGTTGATGTTCACGGGGGCATGCCTTTCGGGCACGGCCCAGTCGGGGCTGGGCGCGGATGTGGATGCCCTCTGCCGGTCTGACTGCCGGCTCGATGAGCGGCTGGGCTGCGAGAACGCGGGCAGCCCAGCAAGGGCACCGACATGCCTCCGGCCTGATCTACCGGCTCGCGGTCGGCGTAGAGGCGTCCCCGGCCTGATCTACCGGGCGGCGCGGGTGCTACTCGTCGGCGAGGACGGCGAGGCGGGCCCGCACGAGCTCGACGCTCATGCCGGTCGCCTCGCCGTTGGCGGCGGCGGCTCGCTCCGGCGCCGCGGCGTCCTGCCCGCCGGTCTGATCTGCCGGCTTGGCGGGCGCGCGTGTCGAGGGAATGAGATCGGAACGGTGCTGCAAGCGGTGCAGCGCAGCCCGGGCCGCCCCGGCGGGGAGCCGGTCGAGATCAGCGAGGACCTCGCGGGCACGGGCAGCGACGGAAGTGTAGGGGTTGGCTCCGTAGTTGACGGCGGAGACATCGCCGCGGTCCAGGTTGACCTTCTTGATGCGGAACTCGGTGTAGTCCTCGTTCCACTCACCTTCCTCGATGAGGAAGGCGAAGCTCATCTCGGTGATGTCCTTGTCCTCGATGGCCACCACTAGGTCGCGGACATCGGTGCGCTTGGGATTCACGAACGCACGAGCATGCAGCCCCAGCCCGTCGACATCCAGCTCGAGGGTTCCATTGGTGGTGCGGGCCATCGTGACACCGCGGTGGTTGACCAGGAATGCGACGTCAGGGTTGGCGGCCAGGGTCTCATCGAACGCTTCCCCGTCGACGATCTCCCAGTAGGTGCCGAAGAAGTCCCACATCTCATAGCGGCGTTCGGTCACCGAGGCGATACCGTCGAGCTGGTGGAGCTCCTTGCCATCGCGTTCGACGAGCTTGGCGCGGAACTGGCCGGGAAACGGCTGCATCCTGGCCGCATCGGAGGGATCGGCCGCTGCCGCCCGCATCCGAGGAGCAGCCCTGCGGGCTTGCGCATCCCCTGCGCCGTTCCGTAGGGCTTGCGCCCGCTGATTGGCCGCATCCTTGGCGTTGTTCATGCTCTCCTCGTTGGCGTAGAGGGCGGCCATCTGGTCCTCAGCCTCGGCTTTGGTCGGGTGGCAGCCCTCAGTCTCGCCCGTGTCGTCCTTGATGACGGCCCACTCGTCAGCGCTGCACGTCCCCCCACCTTGCTCGATATGCCACGGGATGGTGATCGCCTCCCTAGATCGCGCTGGCCGTGACCGGGACCGGCTGGGGGTTCTTCGGCGGCCAGAACCGGTCGAACTCAGCGAGCTGCTCGGGGTTGAACGGCGGCCGGTTCTCCAGGGCACGGACCTCCGAGGGCGCCAGCGTCCGCGACTCGATCTGGAACTTGAACATCTCGTGGCGGCTCTTGTGGTCCATCCGCAGCAGCGCATCGGTGTTCAGCTTTACGAACCGCGGTGTCGGCAGCAGCCGTGATAGCGCCCGCTCGCGGCGCACCACCGCCGGGCCGAGGTGCATCACCAGGAGCTGGATGTTGCGCTCGACGATGTTGGCGTAGGTCACGCTCTCGCCCTTGACGGCCGCATCGATCAGGTCGGCGGGGACGTCGAAGAACCGCGCGATGTCGGTGTTGGAGGCGCCCTTGGCCTCCAGCCACGAGCTGCCGGCCTGCTCGGCCTGGAGCATCTCGTAGGTCCAGTCCTTGCCGGTGACGAATACGTCGCCGGACTTGATGGCGGTCTTGAACCGCTCCTTGATCACCTGCGCCTGGCTGGCGTCGACGGTGCGCTCCTGGTTGCGGAGCATCGCTGAAGGGTGCTGGCCGTTGCCGAACCAGTCCAGCGCGAACTCGGTGATCGACAGGTACTCGCCAATGGACCAGGCGGCGTAGGCGACCGGGGACAGGCCGACGTGCAGGCCGGGCACGGTGTACTGCTTCTCGTGCCACACCTCATCGGGCTGGTACTTCACCCCGGCGATCCGGTAGTGGTCCAGCTTGCCCTTGTGGATCTGGACGGCGACCTCGGACAGCGGCACCAGGTCGATCCGGGATGGCAGGCCCATGCCGGACCGCTCGGCGATGATGCCGAAGTCGTTGCCGGCGCGGTCCAGGTCGAACTGGCTGGAGTACAGGAACTCCTCGATCTCCATGCGCTCGCCGCCCGGGTTCACCAGCACCGGCGGTTTGGGCACCTCGACCTGGACGCCGAGCACCTTGCGGTAGGCGTCCAGCGGCAGCGTCGAAATCAGGTTGGCGCGCAGCCGCAGTGCCGCCCACACCGCCGAGTGCCGCAGCGCCGTCTCGTTGGTCACCACCGCCGTGCCGGCCAACGTCGCCGGGGGGCGGTTGGGGATCAGGTCGGCGACGGTCGCGCCCGCCCAGTAGCGCTTGTGCAGCAGGCTCACGCCGCCCTGCCCTTCGGGGGCTTGGGCGGCTTGGCGAACCACCACGACCCGCCGAGCACGACCATCCCGGCGACCGCCACTGCGGGGCCCCGGCCGATCACCAGCGCCGCGGCCGCAGCGACGCCGGCGGCGACCAGCAGCAGGCCGAGCACGTCCAAGAGAGTGGTGACCAGCTCCCGCACACCGCCGCCCTCCTAGAACGCGCTGGCCAAGATGTCGTAATCCGGTTCGGGGAACTTCCCAGCGGCGATGGCGTCGTTGCGGGCGGCCAGCGCCAGCACACACGCGACCGCGCCGTCGATCTTGCGGGGCGAGTGGGGGCGTTCCTTCTGGAGCACGAACGGTCGCCGCTCCCCGTCGTCGGTGCGCAGCCGTACATACAGCCGGTGGGCGTTGCCGACATGGCGAGCGACCCGGCTGTCGCCGTCGTGGGTGACCTCGCCTTGGGCGACCGCAGTGTCGAGCGCCTCCACCGCCGGCGCCATCCTTGCCGGGCTGTTGGTCGGGAACTCGGCGACGACGTCCTTGCCGAACTCCTCGGCCCACGACGACAGCCAGCCGCGCCACCACGCCGGGTCGCCGTACATCCTGGCGACCGGCCAGCGGGCGAACGCGGTGCGGACGGCCTGATCGACCTCGCCGGTCGGCACTACCCAGCCTTCCCCGGCCGGCCCGGCGGGACGTTCCCAGATCTCGATGGCGAACAGGTGCCCAGCGCGGGTGCAGCCGACCAGCGCGCTGGCGTCGCGGCTGATCGAGCCGTCGAAGCCGAGCGCGACCGGTTCCCCGTCCGCCACCACCACGGTCGGGTCGGCACGGGCGGCCCAGGCGTGCGGGTCCATCCACCGCGCCGACCCCGCCACCCGCTCGTTCAGGAAGTAGCGGCGCTGCTCGTGCTCGTCGGCGGTCGGGTCGCGGATCTCGGCCATCAGCCGCGACACGTCCATCCACGCCGCCGCCGGCCCATAGACATGGCGGATGGCGCGCTCCAAGGCCCGGTCGTCGGCCAGGTCGACCGGGGCGTCGACACCCTTGTGGTCGAACAGCAGCCGGGCGGCTTTGCCCTTGGCGTGCGCCTCGTGGACGTGCTCGCAGGTGGAGTCCTCACCGGGCGCGAACATGGTGGAGGTGAGCAGGAACCACGGCTGCGCCGCCAGCCGCTTGGCCAGGTTGCGCTTCACGGTCCGGTACATGCTGCGCAGCTCCGGCAGCACGTACAGGTGGGGCTCGTCGGCGACCGCGAAGGATTCCTTGCCGCCGTCCTTGGCCGCCGATGACGCCGTGCTCGGCCGGATCTCGCCGCCGCCCGGCAGGAACGTGCGGGTGGACGACTGCCAGTCGCGGCCGATGTCGACCCCGCCGAACACGTCGGGGTGGCGCTCCCGGGCCTCCGACAGCATGAACGTGACGTTGAGATAGGTGTGGCCGCTCTGCCCTTCTTCGGTGCTGAGGGCGCGGATGAACGGGTAGGTCACTGGGCGGCCGACCGGCTCCCCGGTCCGCTCGTGCCAGTGGGAGAACCGGACCGGGCCGAGTGCCTCGGCGCAGACCAGCATCCCCGCCAGCTCGCTCTTGGCGCGACCCTTCGGCCGCGACAGCAGCGCCTCGTCGTAGACGCGGCGGCCAGCATCGTCCAGGGCGTAGCAGCGCAGGATGAACGCCGCCAGCTCGTCGTCAAGCTGGATCGGCTGGCCCTGCACATCGCCGGGGCCGTGCAGCAGGTAGCGCTCGATCCAGGCGATCACCTGCCAGCCGAGAGTTGGACGGCCCTCGGGGTCGACGTCACGCACCGCCGGCCAGCCGCTGGCGGCGGTCCTCCAGCGATGCCACGCCGCTCGGCGGCTGCTCAGGTGCCGCCGGCTGCTCGACCGTCCACAGCAGCAGGCGCATCGCCTTGGGCGTCAGGCCGAGCTCCGTCTCCAGCTTGCTGGCCTGCCCCTGGATCGCTGCGGTCGACCCGGGCCGCTCGGCGCGGACCATGATCCGGCAGTAGCGCGCCACCGTCCTGGTCCAACCCAGCTTCTCCCAGGCAAGCGCCTGCGGAGTCCGCCACAGCTGCGCCCAAGCCTCCCGTTCCGCCGCCGAAGTCCGCCCAGGCAACGGCCACGGCGGCACCGGGCCGTCATAGCCCTTGGCGGGAAGCTGGAGCGGGCCGACCCGCGGCTTATGGCCATGCGGCTGGAAGCTCGGGACCTGCGGCATGACCCTTCACCTCCAGGGTCCGAACGTTGCGATGGGTCGGCACAGCGAGATCGG